TTTTTTATTGGTACAGATGGCTTTGTCCGCGACGGATTCCTGGACAAGACGAAAGAGCGAGCGATGAACATTCTAAAGGGAAAAGATTTAGAAGATCCATTATTTCCTTTTATTTGCAAGATAGATAATCCAGAAGAAATTGATAATCCTGATGTATGGGAAAAAGCGAATCCGATGTTTAGTGAGCCGAGAAGTTCGTATGCTAAACAATTATTTAAAAAGGTATTAACTCAATATAAACAATTAGAAAATAATCCATCCAACCGTGAAGAATTCATAACAAAACGTATGAACTACCCAGAAACAGATTTGACAAAGTCCGTTGCTCCGTGGGAAGAAATACTACGAACAGGTTTTGAAGAAGATGGAGAAACACTTAGGGAAGTTCCAGATTTAAGACACAAAACAGCTGTGGGCGGACTCGACTTCGCCAGCATCAAGGACTTTGCATCAGTTGGGCTATTGTTCAAGAATGGTGAGAATTATATTTGGAAATCACATTCCTTTGTAAGAAAAGGATTTTTGGACAAAGTGAAATTAAAAGTACCTATTAATGAATGGGAAGAACAAGGATTGCTTACTATTTTAGATGAGCCAGTCATTAATATCTCTCATATTGTAGACTGGTTTGTAAAAATGCGTGAGATATACGGAGTTAACACAATAGTAGCTGATACTTTCCGTCTTGATCTTGTTAAAACAGCACTTGAAGCTGAAGGTTTCATATTGTTATATATTCGTAATCCGAAAGCTATTCATTCTTTATTAGCACCAAGGGTCGAAACGTTATTTGCAAATAATCGTATTATTTTCGGAGATAATCCATTAATGCGTTGGTACACCAACAACGTCTACGTCCACATCAAAAAAGATGGCAACAAAGAATATCTGAAGAAAGATGAATTTAAGCGCAAAACAGATGGATTCCAAGCTTTTATTCATGCATTATGGCAAGCGGATAACATTCTCGTGGATGAATTCGACTTTATGCTAGATGGTATTAAATTCTAATAAAGGAGGTGATAATCATTGGATGGTTAGATTCAGTATTTAAAAGAAATAGTGAAGTAGGCTTTATGTTTGATATAGAAATGTTTATAGAAAAAGCAAATCGAATCCACATGAAACGACTTGCTATTGATACATGTATTTCTTTTTTAGGAAGAACAATAAGTCAGTCGGAATTCAGAGTGAAAAACGGTGAAGAATTTGAAAAGGATCAGCTTTATTACCGATTAAATGTTAGACCAAATAAGAATATGACAGCAAGTACCTTTTGGGAGAGTTTCATTTACAAACTTATTTATGATAATGAAGCTTTGATTATCCAAGCGGATGATGGTGATTTACTTATTGCTGATGACTTTGAACATAACGAATATGCTGTGTTTGAAGATACTTTTACAAATGTCACTGTAAAAGATTATCAGTTTAAGCGAAGTTTCAAACAAAGTGAAGTCATTCATTTAAGATACAGGAATGATAAGTTATCACCTCTTATCGATGGTTTGTTTACTGATTATGGTGATTTATTCGGTAGAATATTAAGTTCTCAAAAACGTAAGAATCAAATTCGCGGAACAGTGGATATGGACATGCTTGCTGCAAAGAGTGAAAAACATCAAGCCAAACTTCAAGAATTCATTGATAACATGTATAAAGCAATTGGAGAAAAAGATGTTGCTATAATTCCACAACAACCAGGTTTTAAGTATGCTGAAACGTCAGGTGGAGCAAATTCTGGGCAGAGTGTGGAGGAAATAAATAAAGTAACAAATGGCTTCTTAAATCAAGTAGCAATGGCTTTTGGTATTCCAACTGCTTTGATATATGGCGAAATGGCTGATGTTGAGAAGCAAACGAAAAATTATATGCTTTTCACAGTGAAACCTTTATTAAAAAAGATTTCTGATGAAGCAAACGTTAAATTTTTTGAAGAAGAAGAGTATCTTTCAGGTCAAAAAATTGAAGTTAAAGCTGTTTCTTATCAAAGTATATTTGATCTTGCGACAAGCATCGATAAACTCATTTCTTCAAGTGCATTTACAGGGAATGAGATTCGATTAGAAGTAGGATATGAAGTTTCTGATGATCTTAACTTAAATACACATCATATTACGAAAAACTATACAAAACTAACTGAATCTGAAGGAGGTGAGAATACAAATGACGGTGAAAATTGACGTTAAAGGACCAATTATTTCGAATGATGAAGCTTGGATTTATGATTGGTTTGAAATGGATGCTACAAGCCCAGGTAAGATTACAAAACAACTGGATAACGCAAATAGTGAGGATTTAATTGTATCAATCAATAGTCCTGGTGGTTATGTAGATGAGGGTTCGGAAATTTATACAGCATTAAAAAATTATCCTGGTCATGTGGAAGTTCAAATTGTTGGTTTAGCAGCAAGTGCAGCTTCTGTAATTGCTATGGCAGGTGATAAAGTTCGAATTTCTCCAACAGCAAAAATCATGATTCACAACGCTGCTAAGTGGCATGGTGGAGATCATCGTGACATGGAAAAGGCGGCTGAGATGTTAAAAATAACAGATCGAGCAATTGTAAATGCCTATGTCATTAAAAGTGGTAAATCTGAGGAAGAACTACTTAACATGATGGCTGAAGAAACTTGGATGGGCCCGCAACAAGCATTAGAAAACAATTTCGCGGATGAAATCATGTTTATGGAGAATCCAGCTAAAATGACAGCTTCAACAGCTACTGCTGCCATGCTTCCGCAGAAAGTAATCGATGGCTTTAGAAATGGAACCATGAACAAAGGCCAAGGGATCACAAAAGAAGATTTAAATGCAGCATTATCAGGATTAAAAAATGAAATCCTAAATGATTTACAAAACAATGTAGAAGAACAACCAAAGGAGCCGAATCCTAAACCTGTAAAAAACAGTGGGATCAAAGGACTCCTTTTAAAATTATAAAAAACGGGGGAAACACATAATGGTTATTAAATTTAATAAATCTGAAGCATTTAATAAGGCAAAAGCAAAATTAACGGACACTTTAACTAACGCGGAAAGTACAGAACAAGAACAAACGTCAGCGTTTGAAGGTTTCTTTGATGCGCTACAAACAGATGTAGCAAATACAGTTCGTGAACAAGTAAATAACGATATGCTTGATCGTTCCATTTTACAGCAGCGTGGTCAAAATGTTTTAACTTCAGCAGAAACAAAATTCTTTAATGCAGTTGTTAAAGAAGGTGGATTTACAGATGGCTCAATCCTTCCTGTAACGACGCAAGAGCGTGTGTTTGAAGATTTAGTCACAGAACATCCCTTATTAGCTGAAATTGGTTTGCAAGATTTAGGAGCAGTTACGAAGTTTATTTATTCTGATGCAACGAAGGCGTATGTATGGGGCGAATTATTCGGTGAAATCCGTGGGCAAATTGATGCCATCTTCAAACAAGAAAAAATTGGTCAACTTAAATTAACTGCATTTGCAGCGATTCCAAATGATATGAGAGAACTTGGACCAGAATGGGTTGAACGCTATGTTCGAACTGTTTTAGTAGAAACATATTCTGTTGGTCTAGAATTCGGTTTCATTAATGGCGGTGGTTCAGTCGCACATCAACCAGTTGGTTTAATGAAGGATGTAAACCCAGAGACAGGCGCAGTTACTGATAAAAAATCTTCTGGTAAATTAACATTTGCGCCATCTGAAAAGGGCGTGATTGTAGCAGGAGAACTCTATGAAGTAGTAAAAGCGTTATCTGTTGATGCAAAAGGCAAATCAAGAAAAGTATTAAATAAAATTGTAATGGTTGTTAACCCAATTGATGCAATTGGCGTACAAGCACGTAATACAATTCAAACTGCAACGGGTCAATGGGTAATGGCATTACCTTATAATATTAAACCTGTAGAATGTGAAGAAGTTCCTGTTGGTAAGGCATTATTCTTTGTAAAAGGGCAATACATTGCTGCAATTGCAGGAGGATATAAATTAAAAGAATTTGATCAAACATTAGCTTTCGAAGATGCTACTCTTTATACAATTAAACAATTTGCTAACGGGAAACCGAAAGATAACAAAGCGGCTCTTGTTTATGATTTAGAAATTTCATTTGCGCCACCTGCAGAAACAAAAACTAAATAAAGGGTGAAGCGAATGAACAACGTAACAATTTCAGTTGAAATATTACAAGACTTCAAAGATAGGATGCACTTAGGTGATGATGAAGACGATAACTTAAAGCGCATCCTATCGACGTCTAATAAAGCCTTATTAAGAGTTTGTGGTGATTATGATATTGACAATGACGAGGAGTTCAAAGAATTAGTCTTTGAACGTTCTCGTTATGTTTATAATGATGCCCTAGAGTATTTTGATAAGAATTTTTTAAGTCAGATTAATAGTTTAGGTATTGATAAAGCATTAGAAGAAATCAAATTGGACGGTGATTAATATGCGTCCTTTTCAGTACAAAAAGCCACTGAATACAGGTGATCGTAGGAATCGAATTATTATTGAGCAATCTGTAGAAATAAAGGATGAATTAAATCAGCCAATCGCAACGGATTGGCAAGAAGTTAAAAAAGCATGGGCGATGATAAAAACGGTAAAAGGCTCGGAGTATATTGAAGCTTCAGCTTCACAGTCTACACGAATTTGCCGATTTGTAATTCCTTATACAACAGGTATTACAGAATTAATGAGAATTAAAATGAAGGGTCGTATCTTTGATATTATCGAACCGCCAATGAATGATGATGAAATGTATCAAACATTGACCATTATCGCAAAGGAGCATACTTAATATGAATGATTTTGCGAATGAGCTTGCTAGAGAATTACAAAGATATGCGAATGTTGTGGAAGAAGAATTGTTAACCGCGCAAGAAGAAGTAGCCGATCTTGCTGTAAGTAAATTAAGACAAAGTGGTCCTAAAAAAACAGGTGCTTATCGCAAAGGATGGCGTAAGAAAAAAGAAGGTAATAGCGTTGTCGTCCACAATTCAAAAGGGCAATTAACACATCTTTTAGAAAAAGGACATGCAAAAGCTGGTGGTGGACGTGTTCCAGCTAAAGTGCATATTCGACCAGTGGAAGAGTATGTAATTGACGAATTGCCAAGACGTATCGAAAGGGCGGTTCAACAATGACATTAGGAGAATTAACAAAAATCCTTGAAGCTACAGGTTATCCTGTGGCTTATTCGCATTTCACAGCAACACCAACTAATCTAGTTCCAGCGCCACCTTATATTTGCTTTCTTGTGGATGGATCAGCAAATTTAATGGCTGATAACAAAGTCTATCACAAGATAAATGATTTAAATATAGAGCTTTATACAACTAAAAAAGACTTAGTTGCAGAAGCCAAACTTGAACAAGTCCTAGACAATCATGAAATTCCTTATGACTCGTATGGGACTTTTATTGAATCTGAAAATATGTATCAAAAATTATATGAAACGAGGTTGATATAAATGAATGAAAACAAAGTAGCTTTTGGTTTGAAAAATGTCCATTATGCACTGTTCGACACTAAAGATGGTGTTGTTACATTTAGTAACCCAATCCCATTACCGGGTGGAATTGAATTAACGTTTGATCCACGAGGGGATTTAATCGAATTTTACGCCGATGACATGCTTTATTATGCAGCAAGTAATAACCAAGGGTATGACGGTACATTATCTATTGCTAATATTCCAGAGCAATTTGCAATCGATGCATTAGGAGAGGAATTAGACGAAGAAGACGGTGTACTAAACGAATTAGCTGATGCAAAAGGAAAACCATTTGCATTATTATTTGAATTTGATGGTGATGTACGAGCGACACGCCACGTTATGTTTAACTGTTCAGCAAGTCGTCCAACAATCGCATCTAAAACGAAAACAAATTCAGCAGAGCCAAATACAAATGAACTTAAATTTGTATCAAGCCCTATTGATATTAATGGAAAACGTATGGTTAAAACGAAAACTACAACTAAATCAAAACAAGCGATTTATGATAATTGGTACAAAAAAGTATATACAAAAGTACCTGCATTACCAAAAGGAGCGTAAGTAGATGGAAAAGACGGTTACAATAGACGGAAAACAAGTCAGATTAAAAAGTACAGCAGCAACAGTTAAACGATATAAAGCACAATTCAGACGTAATTTATTTGCAGATATGATGGGATTAGGAGCAATTAGTACATTAACTTCATCAGATGGATCACAACAACCTATCGATACATCTAATCTTGATTTAAGTAAAGTGGATTTTGAGCTTGTTTATGATTTGACCTGGTTATTCGCTAAAACGGCTGATCCAAGTATTCCTGACCCTATGGTTTGGCTTGACGGTTTTGAAGAATTCCCTATTGAAGAAATCATGCGAGAAATAATGGAACTAGTTCAAGTCACTATGGGAGCAAAAAAAAAATAACAGGAAATGATGAAAGGCAAGGGACATTCAGTGATGAAGAATTGACCACTGATTTGTTCCTTGCTCTTTGTTATAAAGCAAAATTAACGCATTGGGATTTAGAAACCATGACAATCGGTGATTGTTTTGATTACATTGGTGAGTTTGCTGAAATGGAGAATCCAGACAAAGAAAAAATTAGAAAAGCGAGTCAAAAAGACTTTGATTCATTCTAAGAAATGAGGTGAGAAAATGGCAGGAAGAATTAAAGGGATTACGATAGAAATCGGCGGGAATACCGGGCCGTTACAAAATGCTTTAAAAGATGTAAATAAACAAAGTGATGCCTTGGCTAAAGAATTAAAAGATGTTGAACGCCTGTTAAAGTTTGATCCAGGTAATGTGGAAGCTTTAGCACAAAAACAAAAATTACTTACACAACAGATTGAAAACACAACGCAAAAGCTAGATAAATTGAAAGCAGCGGAACAACAAGTACAAGCTCAATTTCAAAACGGTAAAATTTCTGAAGAACAATATCGTGCATTCAGGCGTGAAATTGAATTTACAGAAGGGTCACTTAATGGTCTTAAAAATAAGCTAGGAAACATGAAGGCTGAACAAGAGAATGTAGCGAGTTCCACAAGGCAATTAGAAACATTGTTTAGAGCTACAGGAAAAAGCGTTGATGATTTTGCAGGAGCATTAGGAAATCGTCTTGTGAATGCAATTAAAAGCGGAACAGCGACAAGTCGCCAATTAGAACAAGCGATTGGGATTATTGGTCGTGAAGCATTAGGAACTGAAGCGGATATTGAAAAATTACAACGAGCACTACGATCTGTGGATGCTGGTAATTCAATACAACAAGTACGGAACGAATTACGAGATTTACAACAAGAAGCCCAAAGGACGGAAAGAGAATTTCAAGAATTAGATATTGGCTTAGAAAACGTACTTGGTGCAATGGTAGCTGGTGGTGGGATTGCCGGGAAAATCGAAAAAGCACTTGATATGTCTAAGTTAAAAACAAAGATTGATATAACTTTTGACGTCCCAGAATCCTCGAAAAAGTCTGTAGAAGAAGCTGTGAGAGGCGTTACCGCTTATGGCGTTGATGCAGAAGCATCTTTAGAAGGTGTACGCAGGCAATGGGCTTTGAATAAAGGTGTAAGTGATGAAGCGAATGCAGCAATCGTAAAGGGAGCAGCTGCAATTGCACAATCATATGAAGGTATAGATTTCACAGAACTAATACAAGAAACAAATGAAGTTGGAAATGAATTAGGTATTTCACAAGAAGGCGCACTTGGATTAACCAATGCCTTGTTAAAAATTGGATTTCCACCTGAGCAATTAGATGTTATTGCTGAATACGGTGGACAACTAACGCGGGCAGGCTATACAGCTGAAGAAGTACAAGCCATAATGGCGGCTGGGGTCGAAACCGGAACTTGGAATTAGATTATAGTTCCCTTGTATGGCGACATACAATGAAAAACTCCTTTAATTCAGTGAAACTCTCAAATGAGACAATACTGAGCGAAGCCTTTTAATTAAGGAACGTGCAACGACTAGTCGAAAGACGTAGGGTGTAAGCAAATGACACTCGAAACGGGGAGCAACTCAAGTAGTTGAAGATATAGTCTAATCTATGCGGTGACGTATAGCAGTTCATAAAAGAACGGGCGTGACGTTGCGAATCACGTTGAATATAGATGATTGATAATCTCTTAGATGGTTTGAAAGAAGGGCGCATCAAAGCGGCTGAGTTCGGTCAAGGTGTCGATAAGGCTATGAAGGAAACACTGGAAGGAACTAATATTTCAGCTGAACAATTGCAAAAATGGGGACAATCTGTTTCTAAAGGTGGAAAAGAAGGATCTGCGGCTATGACAGAGATTGCAGCGGCTTTAGCCAATGTAGAAGATCAAACAAAACGGAATGAACTAGGTGTCAAGCTCTTCGGTACAATGTACGAAGACCAAGGCGATAACATAACATACGCATTACTCGGTGCACAAAGTAAAGTAGTTGATTTTGACAAGAATCAAACGAACTTAAATGAATCTATCAAAAAAATGGATGCCGATCCAGCGGTTAAAATGCAAAAGACTATGGGAGATTTAAAGATGGCGTTAGAACCAGTATTATCAGTCGTAGCTGATCTGGTATCTAAATTTGCTGAATGGGTTACTAATAATCCAGCATTAGCAGCAACGCTTGCAGCCGTAGCAACTGCCATTGGTATAATTTCAGGAGCAATCATGGCACTTGCGCCTATAGTTGTAACGGTAATGAGTATTTTTGGAATTGGTGCGGCCGCAGCGGCTGGGATTGTCGCCATAGTTCCAATTATCATAGCAGCTATTGTTGCTCTTGGTTTTGCTATTTATAAAAACTGGGAAGATATCAAAAATTGGACGATAGATACCTATAATTTTATTAAAGATTATTTAGTAGGATTGTGGAGCGGAATAGTAGAAACCGCATCCTCTTGGTTATCTTTGCTTGTAGAATCAGTGTCTGGATGGTGGTCCTCCCTAGTAGAATCAACGATAACATGGCTATCTTCAATGGTAGAGACGGCATCTAGCTGGTGGTCTTCTCTAGTAGAAACCGCATCTCAATTTTTTATGCAATTGTTCCAAAAATGGCAAGAAACTTGGCAGTCTATTCTTACATTCTTAGATCCAATTATTTCATTAATTTCTACCTTGTTAGAAGCAGGGTGGCTATTAATACAAGCGGGGGCGCAAATTGCCTGGGCGGCAATATCTCAATATATTATTCAGCCGATTCTGGAAGCATATAACTGGGTGAGTGTAAAAATCGGTGAATTGGTTGCATGGCTTGGTACGCAGTGGGAATTAGCGAAATCCTATACATTAGTAGGTTGGAATTTAATAAAACAGTATGTTATTCAACCGGTTCAGGAATTGTGGAATACAACAAAGCAAAAGCTTTCTGATTTAGCAAATTGGATATTAGGGAATTGGGCGAAAATCCAATCTTATACACTTGCAGCATGGCAATTAGTTTATAAATATGTTATTGATCCGGTTATTTCAGCCTATAATTCTACGAAAGAAAAATTCGGTGAAATGTATAACAGTGCGAAAGAAAAATTTGATGCTATAAAAAATGCAGCACAAGAAAAATTCGATGCAGCTAAACGTAACATCATTGATCCAATCAAAGATGCAGTTGGTAAGGTAGAAGAATTTATTGGGAAGATTAAGGGATTCTTTAGTGATTTAAAATTAAAAATCCCAAAACCTGAAATGCCACCTCTTCCACATTTTAGCTTACAAACAAGCACAAAAAATGTTTTAGGGAAAGACGTTACTTATCCATCTGGAATTAATATTGACTGGCGTGCAAAAGGTGGTATCTTCACTAAACCAACTATCTTTGGAATGAATGGTGGAAACCTACAAGGCGCAGGAGAAGCGGGACGAGAAGCGGTGCTTCCCCTTAATAAGAAAACACTTGGAGATATTGGCGCAGGTATCGTAGCAGCCATGCCACGACAACAATTTGCTATGCCAGGAGAAATAAATCAATTAATGGGTGACATGAGTCGTATGATGGCTAGTTCTGTAAGTCAATTATCAGCCTTAAAGACTGTTATGAGTGGCGTGTATGGGAACATGTCAAATAGCAAACAGGCTATGACAAGTAGTGTATCAAATCAAGTAATTAATAACTCATTTGGATCATCTGGTGGCGGAGCAATTCCGATGCTTGGTGGTGATTTGGTTGTTGAGGTTCCTGTTGTTATAGAGGGACGAGATGTGGCGCGTGGTACGTATCGATATACAACCGAGTACCAAGAAAGAGAAAAACAAAGAGACTCAGCCTTTTAGGTTTGGGTTTCTTTTATTTTATAAAGAAATGAGGTGTCAACATGAGTTCTTTTACATTTAACAAAATACGTAAAGACTTTATTCAAATTGCGAAAGGATGGAAAAGTCCTACTTGGGCACCATTGAAACGAAATTTTCTAAACGTTCCAGGATATCCAGGCGCAAGATTGTTAAACACACAAACAGAAATGCGTGTTTTATCTATTCCGGTAGGAATTATAGTACCTGATGGATCTAATTTAGAAAAGCTGAAAGAGGAAATTGCAAGTTGGCTCATAACAGATCAACCAACTGAACTTATTTTTGATGTAGAACCAAACAGAACGTATTTAGCAATTGTGGATGATAGCTTTGATCCAGATGAATTTGTAACACTTGGAATAGGAACGCTTAAATTTATTTGTCCAATGCCTTACAAATTAGGACCAATTCGAAACGCAAAAGCAAAACTAGAACCAAATAATATTATTAAAATGGATGCTTTGAATGAGGGGAGTGTGTTTTCAGAACCGAAATTCAAGATACAGGTAGAAAATCCGTCCACATTCATCGATATTATAAATAAAAATGGAAATCAACATTTTCGTATAGGATACCCAGTTAAGATAGATGAAACGCCAATAAGTCGGTATGAATTGGTTATGCATGATAAAGCGAATTCTCTAGTCGGTTGGGCGGAAGTGGGAAAAGATTTCGTTTCAGATTACGGTATTGTAGCAGGGAAAATGATAGCGGATGGCGCACGCATCATGCCATCTGATTACGGTCAAGGGCAATTTTGGCACGGACCAGCAGTGAAAAGAAGCATTACAGGTGGACCGCTACAAGATTTCACACTTGATGCAATAGTTGAATGTCGAAACTTAAACCCTGCAACTATGGGACGTGTAGAACTTTATTTATTAGATGAGAACAGCGTTGTTGTAGGAAAAGTAGGTATGTTTGATGCATATAGAAATTCTAGCGAAAATTTTGGTGAAGTTATGGCGGGAAACGGTGACTACAATCATCTGATTATAGCGGAAACTGGTTATTATCGTTCAACTTGGAATGATTTTTATGGCCGTCTACACATTGCACGAGTAGGGAACTATTGGCAAGGTGATATTGCCTTGCTTGATGAAAAAGGAAATTACCATACAGAAAAATTCGCCCAATGGTGGGATACGGGCAATAGCTTTATGAAAAAGGTAGCTCAAATTGTTGTGCATATATGTTCGTTTAATGATGCACCATCATTAATTGCAGCTGTGCATGATATTAAAGTGCAAAAGGTAAACAGCAATACAGAACGTCAAATACCTTTTATTGTTCAAAAAGGAGATCTTGTAGAAATTGATTCATCGGATGCAAGTATTCGTATTAACGGAGCGGACGCGATAAATATAAAGGATTTTATGAGCGACTATATATGTATTGAAAAAGGAAAGAATGAAATCGAAATATCCCCAAACAACATTGGACAGGTAGACGTCACATACAGGGAGCGTTACAGATGAGTAAAACAAATAATCTATTACACATTGTGGACTTTAAAACAGAACAAATCATAGGTGTTATCAAAGAACAGGATTATTGGGATGATTTACGCCAATGGGAGCTTAAAGATAACAAAGATAAATTTGAGTTCACAACAGCTGATGGTACAAAGATAGCGGCATCACTTATACAACAGAACCTTGTCGTTAAACAAACTCGTGACGGTACTTTTGTTTCATACATTATTACAGAAGTAGAACAAGATACAACAGGTCGTCCAAAAAAGATTTACGCACTTGGTGAACATACAAAGCTAAAGAAAGCGACTGTAATTAAACCACAAACTTTACAAGCTACTACAGTCAATGAATCTACGGACTTTGCTTTACTAGGTACAGAGTGGAAACGTGGGATTACAGAGTTCAGTGGTGTACGGACTATTCATATTAAGGATTTCACTAATCCGCTTGATTTCTTAAAACAAATCGCGTCTACATTTGAACTAGAAATTCGTTTTAGAACAGAAATACTGGGATCTATTATTGTAGGTCGTTATGTAGATTTAGTAAAAAAGGTTGGCCGTGACAATGGGAAAGAGTTTTTACTAGAAAAAGATGTACAAGGCATCCGTCGTATTGAGAATAGCCAAGATGTAGTAACTGCTCTTGTAGGTGTTGGGCCATCTAAAGAAAACCCTGCTACTGGGAAAGAAGAGTTTTTAACATTTGAAGATATCAATGGTGGGCAGTTGTACGTAAGTAACAACGATGCGTTACAACGTTGGTCGAAAGATGGAAAACATTTATTTGATATTTATTCACCGCAAACAGAAGATCAAGATATGACGAAGGAACGACTCAAACAATTAACCGAAGCAGAATTAAAGAAGCGAATTGATAGTTCTACTTCATATGAAGTAAGTGCAGTAGCGCTTGAAAAAGTGTTTGGTTTATCTCATGAATCGGTTCGTAAAGGAGATACGGTACGAATAAAAGATACAGGGTTTAGTCCACCACTTTTCTTAGAAGCTAGGTTAATAGCAGCAGATGAATGCGACACCGATCCATCGAAAGATAAATATATCTTTGGTAATTATCGTGAAATCAAGGATACACGAAGCCTTATCGATAGGTTATATGCACAAATCATGGGTAGCTTATCAAATAAAGCATCTAAAGAATTACTAGATATGCTAGATAAGAAACTTCAAGAAAACGTAAAAGAAACAGAAGTCATTCGAAAAGAGTCGGAAGCAGCAAAGAAAATTGCTGAACAAGTTGCTGAGAACCTTAAAAATAATACCGTTGATATTATTGAAGGCGTAAATCCACCAACAGCAAACTTAAAGGATAGAAAAACTTTGTGGCAAGATATCAGCAAAGGTAAGCCTGGTATTCTGAAATTGTGGAAGGATGGTAAATGGGATCCTGTTATTCCTGATGTGGAATACGTTAAGAAAGAAACATTGGCCCAGGTAAGCAAAGATATTGAGGCTACAAAAAGCGAATTAAATCAAAAGGTTCAAGAAGCGCAAAAACAAGCGACAGGGCAATTTAATGAAGTGAAAGAAAGCTTACAAGGTGTTAGTCGTACCATTTCTGATGTGCAAAATAAACAGGGTGAAATTGATAAGAAGGTAACCAAGTTTGAGCAGGATTCTAACGGGTTTAAATTATCTATAGAATCGTTAACTAAAAAAGATACTGATATCAGCAATAAATTAAATACAGTCGAGCAAACTGTGGAAGGCACAAAAAAGACAATATCTGATGTGCAACAAACTGCAAATGATCTAAAGAAAACAACAACTGAAATTAAAGAGCAAGCAGGCAAGATTAGTGAGAAGTTAACAAGTGTAGAAAAGCAAGCAAATACTCTAACAAATAAAACAACTGAGATTGAAAAAAGTGTGGATGGAATTAGAGAAACAGTAACAAAAGTAGAAAATAAACAGGGTGGATTTGATAAACGTGTAACAGCAGTAGAGAAGACCGCTGAAGGTATTTCTCAAAACGTTAGCAAGATACAAGAAACACAAACAGCACAAGGGAAACAGATTTCAGATGCTCAAACTACAATCAAACAACATTCTGACGCGCTTGATCTGTCAGTGAAAATGAAAGATGTTGAGAACTATGTAGGCGGTATTGGTTCTATCAACGAAATCAGAAACGCAGGTCTTGAATTAGGTAACAAGTATTGGTCCATTAACCAAGGTACTGCTGTTCAGCCAAGCTCAAAATATAAAGGTTATGCAACTTTTTGGAGTGATTATTCGGGAAAGACTAGTGATCACTGGTCTGGCACCGCTTCTGAATTTATATCAGTTACAACTGGTGAAGATCTTATTTCGACAGGTTGGTTTGCTACTGACAATATAGCTTCACTGGATCAAAAAGCTTGGATGGAAATTGAGTTCTGGAATGCTACTAAAGGAACTAGAATGAGAACACAACGTGTAGAAATCCAATGGGCTAAACAAGGTGATTGGGCAAGAGTGACGATGGTTTCAAAGGTTGCAGTTAATGAAGAATGGGTTAGATGGCGATATTATGTTCAAAGAAATGGACGTATACGAGCTGCCCTGCCGATGTTACAGCGCGGTAAAGTAGCGACAGAATTTTGGCTACATCCGAAAGATCAAACTGATGCTGATAAAATGATTGAAGATATTGCTAATAGAGTAGCTACTAAGGATTACAATAAAAAAGTAACAGAGTTAGAAAGAAGTATCAGCGCTACTGAAAAAGGCGTTTCAATTATTACTGGAAAACAAGAAACGTTTATAAATGAGACGTATAATGCCTATGTAAAGAAAACAGAATCTAGGTTAGAAGTGTTAGATGAAGGGATTCTAGCACAGATTTTAAAGGATGGCATCATGACTTCTATCAATATGTCACCTGGTAAGATTACAATTGATGCCGAAAAACTGAATATTAATGCCGATACAATAGTTAAATGGCTAACAGCAAAAGGGATCAACGCTGATGTCATTAAAATCAGTGGTGATAAAGTAACGATTGATAAAAATGGTATTACAGCAAAAATGGCTGACTTCTTTTTTGAAGATGAGCGTGGGCAGAAATTTTCAGTAACACCAAGGAAGAATCTCATTCCAGATCATGACTTTTCACACATTTCTTTTAATACTGTTAATAATAATTTTTTGAAGATCGAATACAGTCCTACATGGACAATTATGTCTAATCCATATATTGAGAAACCAGTGGTTAATAATTATGAGCCAATGGTTAATCCGATGCGGATAGATTTGTCAAATTGGATTCGGTTCACATTATTTGATGGTGTAAAGCCTGGCAAGAAATATACGTTGTCAGCACATTTCAGAGCAACTACCAATGATAATCGTGTAAACATTACAAACAAGCCAATCATGAGAGCGGTATTCGGTAAATATAACGGTGACACTCCTGTGGAGCTTGGACGAGCATCAAAAACTTACGATGCACCAAACATTCAAACTGGGAAAATAGTAAGATACGCTTTAACCTTCACTGTGCCGAGCAACTATGTAGAAGGAAATGGATATGTTTATATTGATTTATTTGGTGAGGGACTCTTAAATAATATGCAAGCAATTGCTGTATCAGGTGTTCAGTTGGTGGAAGGTGATGTTCCTTCCGTTTATAACTGGGATACAACACATGGAGAACTCGTAAACGGAACACTGCCTTTTTCTACAATTGCACTTGGTACAAGAGATAATACAATTCGGTACAATCATGTGAACGGATGGAACTATATGAATGCTCCACTTGAAATCGTAAGCAATGGTGAAGCGATGGCACTCGTTGGGACTGATCGTGCGGGACTCAGTTTTTATCCTCGTGGCGGTGGAGAACGTAGAAGTTACATTGGTCATCTTTACAACAATGAGAATAGATTCCGAATTGAATCAAAAGACCCTGTTGCAACGACACAATCAATTGAATGTAATGGGATTAACGTAGGCGGTGGATACTTTGGTTTTAATGCAGGTTCTATTCATTATACAAATGGTAGCTTAGGTACAGGATGGTATTTCCATGATGGCAGATGGAATTATGTTAATTTCACAAATATGACTTCTAGAACATAGAGAGGAAGAGGAGTATGAATCCAGATAAGTTTATGCGTCCAATGCCACCTAATGAAAAGTCTCCATTCTTAGGTAGAGTAGTTGATTTGAAGAAAGGTGAAAATCAGGTAACGGTTAGTATTCCAAACGATATGCTAGAATTTTGCGGTATCAAGGAAGATACAAAAGTTGAAGTTTGGGGACTTCCTGATGGTACGCTGAGTATGCGGATTGCTACTGCATGTGATTTATGTAATAAGGGTGGCAGAGTTTACGAGATTGAGCTTTTCGGTAAAGTAAGTCTTATCTGTGCAGACGATTATGTAAAGCTAACTGGAAAGAACCCAGGGGCTTCTGATGAAGTAACAATTGAACATGTTAAAGAAGTAGAAAATAGAATGATAGAAAAAGCATTATCAGCAGATCAATATTAACTAAACATGTTTAAACAAGTAGGGCAGCTATGAGCTGTTTTTTATTTTGAATAAAATACGAATTTTATAACAAAGAGGAGCGATTTCGCTGCTCTTTTTATTTTGAAATGAGGTGGTCAAAGTGGAAGGGTTACAAGAGGTAAGAAGCGACGTTCAAGAAATCAAGCAAGATATCAAGGACATTCGTTTAGAAATTAAAAACTTAGACAATCGAACGACAGGTAACGAAAAAGACATTATTAATATCACTAAACAGTTAGATAAAATTGGTGCCAATACTACCTGGATATTACGACTTATTGTAGGTGGAATTGTTTTGGCAGCTCTTAATTTCTTCTTGAAAGGAGGTGGTATGTAATGTTTGAAATTACAGTAATGATTGGCATTGTAGTAGGTCTTTCACAAATTGGGAAAACAATTGGATTACAAACAAAATATGTTCCGCTATTGAATGTAACGCTTGGCATTGTGCTAGGCGTTTTATTTTTGAGCGGAGATATCAAAACAAATGTATTTCAAGGAATCATCATTGGGCTGTCAGCAAGTGGATTATTTGACCACACCAAAATTATGAAAAAGGATGATGATGAAAAATGAAAAAGACATTAAAAAATATTTCTTCTGTAACATTTGCTGTTATCTTATCTTTGTCTGTTGCAACAAGCGCTTTTGCGGATAGAACTCTTATTATTCCTGATTTACCTAAACAACCATACCGTTATGGCGTAGGTGCATATGAGGGCGTTGTAGCCCATTCTACAGCAACTCCAGAAGCTCCAGCTATTAACATTCAAAAATATGAGTCTCGTACATGGAGAAACGCATTTGTTCACTATGCAGTCGATTGGGACGAAACAATCCAAATCGCGGATACAAAGTACATTGCTTATGGCGGTGGAACTGCTGCGAATAAACGCTTTGTACATGTAGAGTTATGCGAAACAGCGGACTATGCAAAATTCAAGCGTTCTTATGAAAAGTATGTAAAACTTTTAGCTAAAATTTTAAAAGATAACAAGATATCTGTAGAAAAAGGATTATGGACACATAGCGATGTAACGCATCACCTTGGCGGTACAGATCATGAAGATCCAATTGACTACTTAAAGTTTCATGGTGTTTCAGAAGCTCAATTTAGAGCAGATGTGCAACGCGCATACAATAATGCTAATGTAGATGTTTCTGTACCGGACAAGCCATCTAAACCAGCAGAAGTACCGACAGCAGTAACAGACGGTATCGCCTATATTGAAGGTTACAACGTTAACTTACGTAAAGGACCAGGTACAAGCTATTCTAAAATACGCCAGTTAAATAAACCAGAATCTTATATTGTGTGGGCTGAAAAGGATGGTTGGTTAAATCTTGGTGGAGATCAGTGGATTAAGAACGATCCATCTTATGTAAAGTTTAGTAAGAAAAGTACAGTGGATTTTTCTATTGTAGGGAAACGCGTTGTATCTAAAGTTAACAATCTACGTTTTTATGGTGCTCCATCTTGGCAAGATAAAGATGTTTCTGGTTCTGTAGATGCAGGATTAGGATTTATGATTGATGCGAAGGTAAGTGTAAATGGATCACCACAATATAAAGTTCATAATTCAAAAGGATTAACTTTTTATATTACCGCTAGTGGAGAATATGTATATGTGAAGTGAAAAAAAGAAGGGACCATTTGTAATACTTAGGTCCCTTTTTCTTATAATATTTTTTACTTAATTATAACAAAAAATATTAAAGTCCCATTTTGTAATACGCATTATGAAGCATGCTTATAACTTCGGCTCTTGTCGCAAAATCACTGCCACGACTTCCATCGTATATACCATACTGCTTACCGTATTTTTGTACATATGAAAATCCGTTACGATATAAACTTGAAATTCCAGTTGCTTGCAGCATCATGGCAGCACATTCATCACGAGTAATCCAGTTAGTTCCGCGCGTACCATCTGAGATCTGCATGTTTTTCACATAACGTTGTGCATAATCATAAGTGTATGCATCACCTGCGCGCTTTTTAGCACGAGTAATTATTAACCACGTATCTTGTCGAGTCGCTAGACTATCGCGCATATCAGAAGTGATATAACCTCTACCCATAGCCCAACTCATTTGGTTGTCTGCCCAATGTGCAGATGCTTCTTTTGGAGCAAATGTTGCGAAGCCTACTGATAACGTAACAGCTGCAGCAGCAACAACCATAATTCTTTTAATTTTTTGTAACATCGTATCCATTCCTTCCCTATGTGTTTATTACAAATGTTATATTAATATATTTGGTTTTAAAAGTAAATGGATGTATTAGGGGTTTTGATATTCTTTTAGGAATAATTTGTGAAGTTTACAAAAAATGGATTTCTGTATATAGGAAGTGATTTCTTAGAAAAGAATAGTTTGATTAACAAAAATAAGAGCCGTCCTGTTGGGCGGCCTTTTTTTATTTTGCATCAATAATATCGATAAATTTCAACGTCATATTATTATAAAATGCATCCGTACAAATTATAGATTTATTCAGCGGATCAATATCAACGACGGTCATATAGTTAGTAAGTAAAAAACCACCTTCGTAATATGTAATCATTATTTCTTCTTCAGAAAGCAACGAACATAATAGCATGTTCTCAATCAGTTCTTGTTCATCTTGGGTTAATGTCGGGCGTTCTACTTTCGTCTTTTCTTTAACAATCTCACGGATACCAGCAAATTGCTCCGGCATCGCAGCAAATGGAGTCCATTTAACCATTCCTCTTCCTTTTGGCATATTAGCGTTGTTCATGATTTATGTCCCCCTAACAATGTGTTTCTGTATCTTGCAGTTGCACTATTTGTATAAGAAATTCCTCGTAATATGCTGTTCTTTCCAAATTTAGTGCGTATTTCGTCCATTACTTTAGTTAGTTTCATTTCTTTTTCTCGTTGTATTACATTATCGAATAGTGAGATTTGTTCTTCGCCTTCATTGATTAAGTTAGTTAAAGAAACATTAATAGATCTAATGGGTTCCCCAGTATAAAACTCATGTAAAAAATATGTACAAATCTTATAAATATCCATTGTTAAATTTGTTGGTCGGTTCATAGTGTGAGTTTTTCTAAAACCACCAGAATAATTTTTGCTGTAACCAATGGAAAAATGAATGGTTTGAGCTAGTTTGTTTTGTCTTCGCATTCGATAACAAACTTCCTCGATATGCTCCAGTAGAATAATCGGAAATTCCTCTATTGTGTAATCACGCATTAGTATTTGGCTTTTACCAATAGAAGTTGTTGCTGGAACGTATTTTTCTGATATACGGCTAAAATCAATGCCGTTGCTATGTAAGTGTAATTCTTCGCCAATAACGCCAAAACTTTGTTTTAAATATTTAAGTGAGTACTGAGCTAAGTCTCCGATGGAATGTATCCCTTTTCGATTTAACTTTGCTTCTGTCTTACCCGAAATTCCCCAAAACTTATTGAGTGGTCGTATTGGCCATAATTTTATGGGTACATCTTCATACTTCCAGTATGCTATGCAATCTTTCGTTTTCTTTGCTTCCACATCTAAAGCTACTTTACTCATTAAAGGATTAGGACCAATTCCTATCGTGCATTCGATACGTGTCTTCGCATATATTTCACGCTTGAATTTTAATGCGAAATCATACGGATCGTTAGCAAACAAATGAATGCTATCCGTAATATCCATAAAGAATTCATCGATGGAATACTGATGGAAATCTTCAACAGGAACGTATTGTAGAGCTAATTTCGTGATGAAATTGGAGCATTTTATGTAAGTGCTCATGATTGGATTTACCACTAGAATATCTTTACGACGCGGTATTTCATACAATCTAGCCATTTTCTTTACACCTAACGCTTTTAATGGTGGAGTTGCAGCCAATACAATTGAGCCATTCCTGTTAACATCACCAACTACAGCTAATTTAGTATGAAGTGGATCTAATCCCATCTTGATGCAACTGACTGAAGCATAAAAGCTACGAAGATCTACACATAAAACAATTCGATTTGGCAATATTGAATAGTCATACAC